GGATAGTTGGCCCACCGGTACGCATCTCCCTCCAAAATAAGTTCTTAGGAGGTGCGTTCGGGACGATCTTACGATGGTCTCGGGGCTACCGCTATTAAAATTTGTGACTCCCTTATCAGGACCTGGATATAAATATCCACAGGACATGATCATCGACGTACGCCGAATATCATGCAACCTGCTTAGGGTTTTCAAATTTTATTCGGCGGTTAGTCCGGTCGCCTTTCGACGCCAATCTCGGCCACAGAGATTTATTTTATTTAGAATCATATCAGACTATGATTAAGTCGTGTTTGGTAAAGGAGGTGTAGCTTCATAATACAGCCTCGGTAAACCAGTGAAGAAATATGTTTGATAATCTTCACCTGCAGCTACAAATATATCATAAGCTGTTGTGTTGGAACCTTGATTATTAATATAGTAATCAAAGCCACCATTCCACTGATTAAACTCAGTGTGATTTTCCTCCTTACCTGGTGTGAATCTGAATTCGGAATAATAAGGAACCTCGAACTCTATCACTGGATTTACATCACCATGTACAAAAGTCATACCTCGAGCTGCAGAATAAGGCTTATCTTCAGCAGGATATATTCCCTTGCTAACCATAATACCCCAAGCAGCTTCTGACTGATTAAAGTATGTAGGTGTAGCTCTGTCAAGCATATAATATCCTTCTTCATTTCGAGGGTACCTCTGAACGTACATAGTGGGTGGATTATTTATTTCCCGTGTACCACGATGCACTATCTTATATCGAATACTGCCACGCCAGCCTGAGAATGCTAATGTAACCCAATGCAATAACACAGTGTTACAAAAATTATAATCAGTCAATGTTGATGTTACATCAACAGATCCAGCAACATTACCTCGCAAGTACGGGAATAAACTAAGTCGTCCTGTTAAGACGGTTTTAATGTCACGTTGTGCAGCGATTGTATTCCATAAATTGTACCGCTTCAGTAAGGTCCTAAATGACGAAACTGCCTCACCTGTAAAGACCTTATTAACCAAACTATTATCAGATATTGTAGGACCAAGTGTAATAGCAACATCATGCTGAGGTGCTGACGGTTCATTAGTGTTTTGAGATTCAGGTACTATAGGTTCCATACCAGATTGAGGCTTAAACGTAAAATACTGGAAATGATCATCAGGCACGAAAACTTCAAAATCATCACCCATGGAGACAAACACATTAATATCAATGTCATTATTAACGGTAGAATTAGGAGTGGTGAGTTCGTTAACTACATACACACCTATAACACCATTGCCGAATTCAGCAATTGATGTATAAGCTGTCGTACTATGCATTTCCGTGACGGAATTAACACCAGGATATGCATGTTGTAGTAATGTCCGATCTTGACCATTCGCAATCTCTATCGTAAAGTCTGTTTGATCTGCGATATCTATGATATTGACATAATTTGTGTTATACTCATTAGAGCTTAATGAGTTCGGATCATACACCACTTTCAGTCTGCCCTTATGAAATGCTGAGCAAACTATTTGAAATCTAAATTTCATTGTGCCTGTCCAATATCTGAATGGTAGAGTTGCCATAGCACAGGCTGGAAAATGATACGACACTGGGGGACCAGCATTTTCATCCCATTGCACAGGATCAATACGAGCATTCCATAATAATGTTTCAGTACCTGTACCAATAGCCCATGTAAACGACGTCAAATACGACTCACGCTTAGCTATTTCTGCGATGTTCAAAGGATCAACTGGACCCAAGCCTGCAATGCGCGGATCAATCGTCAATTCTTGCTTACTATCAAGTGATAACTTATTAGTCGTATCACCAGCGTTAGCAAGAGATAATGATGTGCCTGCCGCAGGCCTAACTGGATCTGGTGGCTTTGTTACTGGTGGATTACAATACCCAAATAACTTAGCCATAGATGATGTTGCAGATGCAGCTATATCTGTAGCTTGCGCAAAAGGGCCTATCATCGGAACATCACCCAATTTACGAGCTATCTTAGCAATAGATGTAGCTGGACCTGATATAGTTCCAGTTTTATTAATTTCATCAACCTCCTTTCCAGATTGAGGTGATAATGTAGTGGATTCACGCGATGTGAGAACTGCTAACTCAACGTTCTCAGCCCAAGCAAATATCGAAATTGTAACCACATCATCTGCCCCATTGGCATGCTTCAAACCATTCAATGTTCGGAAATACAAAGTGCCCATCTCATCCCATTGAGCGGTTGGGATGTGAATGTAATTCCTATAATTGAAAAATGGCAATTTCATCTCACCCCCTTGTGAAGTTGTAGGATCAAGGAAAATATGTGGTTGCTGCGATGCTTGCACTAAGTCTTGTCTCACAAGCACAGCATTACTAGATAATGTATCATAAGCACTAAAGGGCAAGTAACTCATAATAGCACGTCCATATTGAAATCCATTACCGTTGATAACAACTTTCACATGCAAATCGCACCGTAATAAATTAAAATTTGCTATACGATTTGCAACTCTAGGATTTTGAAAATATAAAGACCAAGGATCTACATCAAATCCTAGAGTTGTTGATGTAGCCCATTCATTAACTGCAATTTTAATGGGTCTTGAAAAGAAATTAGCTAAAGTAGCATCATCAGTATCCTGCAATCTCCTAGTTTCATCAATATATGAATCTATAGAACACATATAAGGGTCAACCTGGTCTGAAAACATAACGTTCTGGTGTTTGCTTTTGCCACTAACTTTCATGATTGACATATCACGAGTGGTGCCGACACCTTGCGTTTCATAACCAGATTGTGGTTCATAAACCTCACATACCTCAGCTTTGGCTTCAGATGCTCCTTCATGACCAAAAATCGCTGCTAAAGAGTTATCGTCTTGAAATGGTGGACTAGCTCTTCGCTGATTTTTAGTCGATTTGCGCTGCTCTCCTGCAACGTCTTTGTTATTATTATTTTTGTTTATTTTAAATATTTTACATGTACCAATCCGTTTGTTTACACTTTTAACCTTAGGATTATAAATTAAAGCGTTGTATTTACATTTGAGCGGGGTGAACTCGCATAAACGCTCCCCATTAGGGACCCCTCAATACGTAAAGCCTATGAAAAATGCACGAAATACAAAATACACATATACACGGTAACCATATACGAATTGCAATTTTGCTCACCATCAGATTTGAAACTGGGTTGGATTTAACGTCTCCAAAGTGACGAAATGTCTTATGGGTCTGGATTACGATACTTGCATATCCAATTGTTAACTCTATCGGAATATGTTAAATCCAGACCTGTGCAGATATGACTAATACCCGCACGTTGTGCAACCTCTGTCATGAGCTTGCGTTGGTGTTCGTATTTTTCTTCACCATGATTAAACCATTCACTTAATGCTGTATCAATATTAAGTGCACAAGCAGTCTCTTCAGTGTTAACTTCGTTTTTCTCACGCATAAAACAATGTAAAGACTTATATATAGATTTATCAAGTAAAGCACCCACATGCCCACCAAGCTGTGGATGATAAACACTGAATCTCTTCAGAAATTCAAATTCTTCTGGTGGTAGAAAATCTAGAAGTTCAGATTCTTTATCAGGCATTGTATAAATCTGACCATACTTCAAGAGAAATTCAGAACATCTCTTAATGGTAAACTTATCAACGTCCTTTGAAACTGAACCAATGTTATCATCACCATAAGTCATAGCTGCCACATATTCTCTGAATGGCATCCGAGATTCAAATGTTGCAGGTTTATACTCAGAGTAAAAGAAACACCTCAAGTTTAGAGATCCGCAAATACCATTTATAATAACGGTTAGCGAATTACCACTAATATGTGTTCCTTCTGTGAGTCCGATCAAATCACCATTGTATGCTATATAAGCAAAAACAATATCACCCGTCATTGCTTCCATGACACGAATATCTTCCTCCACATAATCACATTCCCGTGCAAAGTCTATCAATATACGCAATGCAGCAAATATCAGCTGCGATGGTAATTTTTGATCATACTTTCCATAATCACCCCCAAAAAGTCGATCCATACCAAATTTTGTTACATGTTGGTGAAACTGTTCCCATTCTGGTCCATGAGAATTAATACCAACGGCACACTCAGATACAAGAGGATTCATTTGTAAAACTCGTAAAATAGGTAAATAGTATTTTCGAATCAGGTAAGTTAATGATAGTGCGTTACCGTAAAATATACGACATTTGTCCTTAGTCAAGATCTCATCTTTCTTGCATGCCTTGGCTATAGGATATCCGCGCTCTCCACGCTTATATAAATTCTCAATACGATTTATTTCATCCATCAAAAGAGGGTCGAGCACTCTATTGTTGGGCTTATCCGGTGTTGGTTCCAACTCGATGATAAAATCACGTTTTGGTCCTGTCAATGGAAAACCAACAGATGTGTTCAATTTTATTGCATCCATGAATTTCTTTCCTGGTATACCACACAAGTTCTCATGATCTGATAATGGTTTAGCATCTCTCCACAGTCTACATCTAAAGATATCTATCAAGGGTTCCTTGTAGTCCTTGATAGCCATTTCAAGGAGATCATGAGGAAATGGGTGCGCAGGTATAGCTAGGTTAGCTAAGCACGTTTGCCATCCATACCAGTCAGGGTTAAATTTTGGACCACGATATATATTTGGAACACCACACACATCAACTATATGTTCGCTAATGGGTGTGACTTTAACCGCAGTCTTGCTCACAGAACGTCCAGGACATGACCCGTAATACTCAATTTGGGAATTTTCAGGCAAATAATTCAAAGCACTTTTCTTGTGCAAATCGTCATCAACCAAAACTTGGACACCCAACACATTCGTTTCAAATGTACCTGCACTACCAGATAAAACCACGCCTTCTAATGACCTCAAATGCTCAAATGCCCGATGCAAATCTTGTTGTAATATGGATCCATAACAACCACGTGGTGTGCCTGCTGTACCTCCCAGGTGAACACCTAAGATAGTACATCCGTTTGTATCGGATATTAATGTAGCACCACACAGTCCATCAAATGTGTCAATAGTCAAATTACGGTACATACCACCAATAAAAGATCGAACAGTTGTGACTATACAAGGATCAGTTAATCCTTTGGCCACAAGCATATCTCCACTCTTCTTACGCCATAACATACGAAAGGGCACTGATGGCATATCACCTGTTGGAAAATAATTAACCAAGTTCTTAAAAGATCCGCCTGTTGACACATAACACACACGAATATCTGTGTTTGGTATCAAATAAGATAATTTCGTACTCAAACGAGCTACAAATTTTCCACCACTAGCTTCTGGGTTCCGTTTTCTGAATGTACAAGTTATCTCATTCCCACATTCAGTGAAATAATGGTCGGGTATAATTATAACATTCGATGATACCATCAAACCATTAACCATAGCATTCTGACCATCTAAGTGCACGGTACCATAAACTAAAGCTTTAGATACGCAATTCTCCAATTGCATAGGTGACATACGTCGCGACACATCACTGATTGGAAGATCACGCTTTACTACAGACGCCCATACGTTTGTCTCACTGTCGCGCGTTGCGATATCTTCAAAGGTCTTGGGTTCCAAAGAGCCATGTGGTGTTTCTCGCCTATAAGCTTTATACGCTCGAGCTAAACCATATAAAACAGCAACACCCATTGAAGCAATACAAATGTTCCGTGCGTACTTATCACGATAACGTTTCAACATAGGTGAAATTTGCAAGTTACGTTCCTTCAGCTCTTCATATAACTTGGTTTCAACGCACTCAACTAAATTTCTTTGACGAGCACTATATTCCATAGCTATTAAAATCGATATGATAATGAATAACCAAAAAGAACACATTACAAATGCTAGAAATAAAGAAAATATCGCTGTGTACGTTGCTCTTTTAGTCTCATACAAATAATCGTTTTGTAATCGTGACGAATAAAGCCAACGTATGATGGCTGGAGATGAAGGATGATCCAACATTGGTGCTGGGACTATTTTAATCCAATCCCATTTTTCAATAAAATCCATACCACGTTCATAAATAGCAATAGACAAATCATGATCAGCTTTATCATAAATTTTATCTATACTTTTCTTCAAATGATGGGATTTATACCAAAGTTGCCACAATGAGCCCACGGTTTCACGCCCTAATTGTTCATCCATATGATATGGGCAATTGCCATGTAAATGCTTGCATCCAGGATGCTTACACAATTCCATTAAATTTTCTCGCATCCGCATACCTTCCAATAATGATTCTTGGTTCTTACGGTGTGTGTCAAAATCTTCAATGGCCCACTGTATACACGTTGCCATAGAAACATTTTCCATTTTAATACCATTCCAAGTTATCGGGGCATAAGTTGCAACTGTTGTCAAATTTTGTGGTTTAACAGCTCGCTCGACAGTGATTGTCCAAATATCATCAAAGACTGGTGGCGAATAAACTCCATCCTTGGTGTAATGTTCTCTCACTTTCGTAGAATCAATACCACATAGGATGCCATCTTCAACTCTTTGAAATTCTGGTTTTGCCTTTACCGTAATACACGTCAACCTACGCTGAATAGAATATGGACAATTAGAATACAAACCAGCATCCAAATTCTTCTTGTTAGTAGTTGCCACTGCTATCCAAGGTTCTACAAAACATTTCCCCTTGGCTTCAAGTTCAGCTTTGGGTGCATAAAACATTTGGTTATTGATAACATCTATAATGGCACGAGTGGGTGGTCGTTCCACAAATTGTGATTTATCATTTGAGATGTCATCAAAGATCATAACCAACTTATCAGAAGTCCAATTAGACATGAATTTATCCCCTGCATTATAGGCACATCGATACTCCTTGTCAACGGGTAATCCCTGACTAATCAAAACTGCATCAACTAGTTGGTCACCAAGTGTAGTCTTACCTTGACTACTCTCACCAAACAATTCAATAGCCCAAGGTGAGTGCCTTACGCCAGATGCTATCTTCATAGCAACAAAATCGTTCTGTACTGATAATATACGCTGAAATTTATCCATAACCAATTTCTTTTCAGGTCCACGTAAAGATTGTGATAGATTCAATAAAGATGTTGACAATCTGTTCAATCTCCTCTCAAATTCTTGATCCGACATGTCTGCAAATTTCTTCAGATTGCCGTTCTTAACAAGATCGTACCAAGCCATAACCTGTGCATACTCTTGATCCAATTCCATAGCGGTCCGATCATTAACTAATAAAGGTTTTAGTGATTGAGATTGGAAACACAGATACGCACCCTCTGTGAAAAATATGACTGTTTCAAATATAGCATCAGCTACATCAAAAGCAGTCATATGTTTATCACACAACTCAGGAGCAAATATCTTGTACTGTCCAATATCAAAAGTCAAAGTTGACACGTCACATAAACCTAAAGTAACGAGACAGCCTAATAGCTTCGAAACTTGTCGGAAAGCGCGATTTGACTTACATAATTGCCAATTTTGTCGAACATCTCTTAAACACTCTAACCAATCTGGTGTTATACTAGATTGCGGAGTTTGGAACAATTCTTCAATATAAGTTTGTAAAGTCTTACAAATGGACTTACTAGTACGACCTTGAGCCCATGTTAAGACAGATGTAATAACACCCAAACTAGTTGTCTGCTGTGTTAAGTTTATAAGTAATAAAATAACACCTTCAACCTCACGTAAAATCGCATCAGGAACATCAATATTAGCGAAACGTGATAATGCGTCTAAAGCAAATGATGCTGATGATAAAGATTCGAGCCCTATATGTGGATCAAATACTTCACCATGCTGTCGCTTAAGCTGACGTTTAATACTATTTTTGCTATTATTATTTTTATATTTATTTTGAAAGGGAGATGTTTCAAATATCTCCTCATTCTTATTATTATTGTTGTTATTGTACAACTTACGCGCTGATTTAAAATTATTATTATTTTTAATCTTGTAATCGGCACGACGTTGTAATTTTGGGTTGAATGCTGGATACAATCCAGCTTGTTTCTCGAAAACCTGTTTCGCCTGGTATGCGTCTTGTGATGCTAAATCTCCACAAGAAGAGTCCATATAAGAGATCGTCTTATTAGGAACAAGTGCCTCAAATGAGGACTTTAGAGTAACCTTACTAACCGCAGCTTTCAGGTCAAAAAGCGAAAAATTCATGGTTTTAGAATGATTTTATGGATCTTCAGGATGGTCAGTCCATTTATTCCAAAGGCATCAAGAACCTGTAAAATTACAACCAAAATGCTTATATATTTAATCATATGTAATCAAGCTAATTACATATATGCTACATTCATAGCTTTGATCTGAGGAAGTACAATACTCTGCTAACATAAAGTTAGTCGTCAAAGGACGAATCAGTAAATTAATGAGCTTAAAAGCTCTGGGATGAGTGGCAGCTCATCCCTAACACTCCCTGCTAAACACAGGACACGGACTATCATTCAACAAAAATGAGAACCGTCGTTTTGGTTTTTCACATGTAAAACATACAAAAGTGATCGCTAGTTTAGCACGATCGATACTTAGAATAAAACTCTGAGTAGACATCTTAATAACGTAGTAGTAATTATAGGCAACTTTGCCTATAATTACGCTATGGTTATTAAGGGCAATTAACTGCCAAATATCTACAAACACTGCACGTGGGGATTCCCAC